ATGAGAAGTTATTAATAGCACTAAAACACGATAACACTGTTATAGACAACCCCTTCTCGGGCGTACACGCGCGCATGACGCAGGAGGGGGAATATACACCGGGATATCCTGATGAGATCAATACCGCATTAGTCCCGGCGGAGTTCAGAATTTCCGACTATACCCACAACTACGTGAACAATAATTGTGGGTTCAATTGCGGAATAGAGTTCGTGGAAGATTGTACAGGTGATGGTGGTGGTACAACAGATCCTTGCCCGATCAAATACTCCATTGAATTCACTGTAGGAGGAGCGGAGATGGCAGACGGGGATACTACTTACCAGGATGACAACTTAAAAAATAAAGCAGGCGTTGAGGTTTATCGGGAAGGGCTGTTTCAGCATGATTCCGGGCCGAATAACGCGACATATGTAGCAGCTACAGGTGAAATCACTATAACGCCAGCGGCTTATACAGGAGAGAGAATTGCAATAATTGAAGTATGAGTACAGGAATATTGATGATAGCCATGGGGCATGAGAACTATATTAAGATGGCGGTGAATCTTGCCGCCTCTATTAAGGCCAGTAGCAAGGTCGATATTCATCTTGTTCATAATGGAGGGTACAATGAGTTGTCTGATAATGAACAGGCCTTATTTACCAGCAATGGCATACCACCTGCTGAAATGTGGCATATAAAAGAGAAGGAAGACTTTGTGAAGGCAAAAACCAGGTTATATGAACTGAGCCCTTATGACAATACATTGTTCCTGGATGTAGATATGATTTGGCTATTCCGTCCGGTAGATCAATTACTCAAGGAACTGGAAGGTGTCCCCTTTGCAATAATGAACTCAGGACCGGAAGAGAATTGTTACTGGGCAGATCCGGTAGAGATGAGGGCTTATACCAATAGCGAACATCCGATGTATGTATTCTATAGCGAGATGGTGTATTTCGAGAAGAACCCTACAACGAAAGCATTTTTCAAGCAAGTAAAACAGAATTACGACAAGCCAAAAATCAAGTCAAAAGAGTTTGCCGGCAGCCATATGCCTGATGAACTGGCGTACATATTAGCCAGTCTGCAGACCGGATTGTTGCCGCATATGGATGGTTGGATGCCAGTATACTGGTACCTACGCGATAAGAAGCACAGGCACTTACAACCATACCAACTATCACAGACGTTCTATGGCTATAGTATTGGGGGAAATGTAACACCTCAATATGGGAAAGCCCATTACAATAACCTGTCAACTCATTACGCTAATGCGTTAGGATTGAAAAAGCCGTACCAGGTGCGGGACAAACGCAGTTACATACCGGAAAGACAAAAGTATTAAGATGCCGATTGTTGCAACACCTGAATTAATACAGAGATACGCACAAAAAAGAATTGTATATAAGGCTTACCAAAAAGCAAACGAATTATACGAAGATATACGTGTGCATGCGGAAGGAGATATGCCGAAAGATGTAATTGAAGAGCGCCGGCCATCCGAATCAGAAAGGATTAAGGAATACCGCGAGAAGATATACGTACCTATTACTGAGCCGACTGTAAGCAAGGTGATCACATCGTTATCAAAGATCCGGCGTTCACAGGACTGGTCTATTGATTATGATCCAAACAAAATACCAAAGATTGTGTCAGGACGTGAAGATGAGACGCTTCAGTATTACTGTGAAAAGAACTATCCTTATTTCAAATCAGTAACAAATTGGACGTTCTCGGTTCTGTTGAAGGCGATGCTTATAGATGCTAATGCAGTTGAGGCCATATGGCCGATTAACATTGACTTGCCATCTTCAACAGATTTCTACAAACCGTTCAGCACAATCTTTCATTCTGATCAGGTGCTTGACTTCGCGATGGATGACTACGCCGTATTATTGTCAACAGATACATATGTTTATCAGGATAAGGATCTGAATTATAGAGAAGGACAGGTGATTTATGTCATCGATACAGTATACATTCAGCGCTGGCACCAGGTAGATCTTGATGGAACGATGAGGATTGCAAAGGCTTGGCCACATGGACTGGGATTTGCCCCATTCCGTAAAGTAGGAGGCGTATTCTACAAGGCTTATGATAATATCTTCATATACAAGTCTCGTATCCAGGGAATGGTGCCGCGTTTGAAGGAAGCCGCCCGTATCTATAGCGATTTGCAGGCGGAGATAGTACAGCATGTGCACTCGGACAAATGGTTGTATTCCCAAACAGAATGCCGGCATTGCAATGGTAGAGGATATCCAGAAGGAGACAATAAGCGTGCATGTTCTTCCTGTCATGGAGTTGGATATGTATCTACTTCACCCTATACAAACATGGTGTTACGTCCACCAAACAATGTTGAGGGGCAAGCGGCAATACCTACACCACCTGCAGGATACATACAGAAGTCTGATGTTGCCCTTATGGTTGACAGAATTGACAGCCAAGTAAAGGACCAGCTAAGGGAAGCACTTTCCGCAATTAACATGGAGTTCTTAGCACAGGCTCCGTTAAATCAATCTGGGACGGCAAAAGAGGTCGATAAGGACGAACTTAATAACTTTGTGCATTCTGTTGCTGAAGATATTGTCGCGGCCCTAGATTGGACTTATATGGTCATTAATGAGTATCGATATAAGGATCTTGTTCCTTCAATGGAGATACGCAAGGCAATGTTGCCAGATATTCCTGTTCCTGAAAAGTTTGATCTCCTGTCTTCTACGCTCTTACTGGATGATTTGGCAAAGGCAAAACAAAACGGAATCAACCCTGTAATTCTTAATGAATTGCAGATAGAATATGCCGGAAAGAAATTCTATAATGATCCGAAAGTTAAGGATGAATTAGAAGCCATATTTGAACTTGATCCCTTCCCTAACATCAGCGATGAAGATAAGATGGTGAGAATGAGTAATGACGGTATTACCCAAGTGGATTATATCATTAGCTCTAACATTCAGCAATTCATTCGTAGGGCAATGTCAGAAGATGAACATTTCGCCTCTAAAACAATGTCTGATAGGAAGAAAATCATACAGGGATATGCTGAAGAAGTAATTAAAACTAATTCGGTTAAGCAATCAATACTTGATGATATCCCAAGTGGAATAGAGCCGGTAGCATCATAGAAATATTATCATGGCAGAAGCAGAAGATATACTGAAAAAGATAAATAAAGTTGTAGAAGATGCAGCTGAAAAGTTCAACAATACAATCCCTTCAATGCAGAAGAGGGTGTTTGATGAGTTGAAGGCGATGCTGAAAGATCTTGATGTCAAAGCAGATAAGATCATTCCATCCGTCAAGAATCTTAAACTCATTGCCGGCATTAATAAAAAGCTGGAGAAGATTATTTTTGACAAGACATATAAGAATGACCTAAAGGATTATATCAGTGCCTTCAATGAGATTACCTCACTGCAAAACAAATACTTCTCATCTATTGAAGATACCTTTAAGCCAACAGCTCTATTGCAGCAGATTAGGGAGCAGGCAATAGAATTTACTATTGATGGCATGAATGACGCTGTTAAGGGAACCTTTGGGCAACCTGTTAGGGCTATCCTTCAACAGAACATTACGGGCGGCGGGTCTTATAAAGAACTGATGCAGACGTTATCCGTACAGGGCAATCCGGATACTGGGTCAATATCGGCAAACAACGTCAAAACAATTACTATAACTGCGGTTGCGCAATACGCGCGTAACTATAGTCATACAGTAGCAGAGGGGCTATCCTTTGAATGGTATCAGTACGTTGGTTCTACAATTGAAACTACCAGATGCTTTTGTAATGCCATGGTCAAGAAACGGTTCTTCCATAAGTCTGAAGTACCAGCACTATTACAGGGAGAATTTGAACAATACGAAGATTTAGGATGTGAGGTAAGTGCGAAAACGGGGCTGCCGGCTGGAATGATTAAGGGCACCAACACAGGTAACTTCTTCACCCTTGCTGGTGGTTGGAACTGCCAGCATTCTATCTTCCCTGTTCCGGCAGGTAGGGTGCCAGAAGATGTGAGGGCTAAAATCCTAAAGAGATTGAACTAACATCAATATTCCAAATAGGCAAACCAGTACCATTTAATTCAGGCAGGTATTTACCATCCTCTTTGTCAGATCGTACAAACTTTGTGAGAAAATCAACAACTCCTTTTCTCTCCACTCTGTATATTATACCTTCCACTTTATCAATCGCTCCATGTTTTCCCTCGCCTAATGCCGCCATAGCTTCTAAAACCGGTAACGGTGTAAGCGAAATTATATTTGGGATGATGAAGTAATTATATATTCTTTCTATGAAAGAATCATATCCAATCCTTTTGTTCCCTGACATAATATCAAATGCCACAAAAGGTTCGTGAATTAAATTGTATTTCGTCCCATGTGCCTGCGCAAGCCATTCGCCACAAATCCTTTCCCCTTCACTTAAAACTTCATTAAATCTACCGGCATTTAATGAAACCCACTTATCAAAATATAAATGTTGTGAATACTTTGAAGTATTGGCTAAATATCCGGCGCGGGTAATTGCTAAGATCTCTCCATTTACTTTTGCAACAGCAACATTAGAACCGTCAAGTTTCTCTTGAATAATTACGCGGTCGTGCTTATCTCTGACTTTCTCAGTAGCTATTTTTGCCTGACCTTCGTGTATATGGTAATCCCCTGGTCCAAGTCTGCTACCTGGTAGGTGGGGTATGCTGCCGTATGATCTGTGACCAAGTGGTTTAGTGCTGTTATTTATAAGCTCCATATGAAGTTCTTTAATTTACCTAATACATTCTTAATTATTCCATGTTGCTGAAATCTTTTGATTTCCCCTGTTTTAATATCGACAAATACCTTGCATTCTAAGCAAGCCATTCCTATCCCATATTTCTCAAGTCGTTTTTCGCATACGGGGCAGTCTTCAATTTTTACTTCCGGTTGTTGCATCCGGCAATTTACAATACTTTTTATCTGGATAGGCCTTCCTTAATAGGCTTACTATCGATTTGAGAATACCAAACCTGCAGTTACACTTTTTCATCTCTGTTGTTTGATAGTCCCTGACAAGATCAATTATATCCTGCGGAACGCCTACTAATAACCACTTTGTTGGTTTGTTCGGATCAGCCATTATGCTATAATTTATATCAAAGATATAGAAAATATTTATGTCTATTAGTATTAGATATAGAAAATATCTATTTTTGTTATGAAATAAATAGTTAATAATGGCTGAGAAATTTCTGAAAGTAATTCAGGACGGCGTAACATCTTACATCCCGGATAATGCGAAGAACAGGGCCTTCTGGACAAGGCAGAATGCAAGGTTGGGCAAGAGCAAACTAGCTCAGTTTGAAATGGTGAGTGTTTTGCCTGCTACTGATGAGGAAGTTGCTTTCATGAATCAACCAGCCGTTAGCACAGCACCAGTCACACCAACAGTTACCACTACAGAATTGGAAAAAATGCAGGCTCTGTTTGCACAGCAGCAGGAACAGATTGCTTCTCAGCAATTATTGATTAACAAATTGCTTCTTGGAGATACACCAGTTGTGCCTCCGGTAAAAGAAGAACTTACTGCGCCTGTTGAGTTAGAACAAAAAGATAAAGGTAAACCAGGTCCAAAACCTAATACCGATGGCCAAGCCAATCAAACCGAAAACAACCAGCAAGCCTAAAAAGCCATGTTGCGGACGTTAATTATTATCAATCAATCAAATCAATATGCCTGTTAAAATAGGGACACTTATACTGAACTTGGCAAAGAAAGCCGGATACGATACTAACTTACTAGCTTTGCCGGTGGATCAATTTGAGATACCGGATGAATTGGTGACGGCATTAGACGGGAAACTTTTCACTGAAGATGCCGCTAAAAATAACCCGGTACTAAAGTCCTATTTCTTTAAACAGGCATTGGATGGTGTTGATAATGGCATGGCGCGTCTGATGGACGAGTTCCAATTGGACGAACCATTACGTAATGAATTAAACGGCATCAAGAGTACATATGATCGCGTGCCTGCACTTGTGAAAAAGATTCAGGAGTTGGAAGCGTCCAAGTCTGGTGCGTCCAAGGGTGACAAGGCTGTTCTTCAGGATCAGATTAATAAGTTGAACGAAGAGAAAGCCAACCTTGTAAAAGATAAGGAAAGCGAAATTAAAAAAATGAAGGATCAGTTTGAAGCTGACTTCACGAACAATCTTGTTAAAAATAAAATCGCCGGTGCCAACTTGGTAACTGAACAATTCGGCAAAGAGGTGATGGAAGAATTTGCATATAAGTTCCTTAATCAGGAACTCGCAGCCCAAGATGCCAAGGCCGTACAAAGAAATGGCGTGTTAAAACTCGTAAAGGCTTCAGATGAAGCGTTAGATTTCTATGCTGATAACAAACCGGTGCTCTTCCCTGAGTTTCTGGATTCTGTTTTGGCTAAGCACAAATTAATTGCGGTGACAAAACCGCCGGTGACACCGACCGGGCCAACTCCAACTCCTCAATTCTCACAGCAACAGCGCCCGGTTAATTCTTCATTCGCACAATTGATTGAACAATCCAAAGCCGATCTCGCAAGTTAAGTGAGTTAAGGAGTACCGTACTTCTTAATATTTATCACTATGGCAAATGGTTTTTGCCCCTCCCTTTTAGGCCAGCTGTCTGAGATAGCTGCCTGTAATACTCCTGCTTACAAAATTACACCCGCTGGATACCTTCAGATGTTGCTTGAAAACAAACCAGCTTTGCTAACTCTTGATGATGGCAATGGCCATATCAAAGATGTGCGTTACAAATATAAAAAGCGCGTGGTTCCTTCTCAAACTTCTACTGAAGATACCTGTGACATCAATTATATCCCTCGTTGGTTAGAAGCACAACTTGCAACTACCAACTTCAGGAAAGCAGCATTCTTTATTGACGATGCTGATATGGCAAGGTATTGCGCTGATGCTTCTGCAACAGTTGCAGTTGGTCAACCTTCTACTATGCTGATGCAGGAGTTCATGAAAGACATCATGAATACTGCGAATGGATTGATTGGTGCAGTTAATCAGGATCTGCTCGCATTGCAGGCTATCAAATTTGGCCGCAATGTAGTGAGTGGCACTAACGCTGCAACTACTGTAAACATTCCAAAAGACGCTACTCAATATGACTTGTCTTCCGGTATAACTAAGATCCTGGCAGATGCTATGGAGAATGAGTTCTGCGGTAACATCAACCTTGTTGGTAGTGGTATCATGAACAACTTCAATATCCAGCAGCTGGCATCTTGTTGCAATGCGGCAGGTGTTGACATGAGCCGTTTTAGCGGTTTCAAATTCTATCATGACCTGTATTCTAAGCAAGCATGGGGAACCAATCAGGTA